AGACTGGAAAGCAGCAGTACGGACATGGGAAAATAAAGCAGGAAAAATAGTTGTAGAATTTAATAGCGGACCAACAAGATGATTGATAGTATATTACCACCACAAGCAATTGATGCAGAGGAAAAAGTACTCGGCACATGTCTCGTCTATCCAGATGCAATAGCAGAGATAAGATTACAACCGAAGATGTTTTATAAGGATTCCCATCAGAAAATATATGCGGGAATATTAGAGCTATCAAATAAAGGACTTTGTGATTTAGTTTCTTTAACTAATCTGTTAAAAAATAAAAACCAGCTTGATGAAGTTGGCGGAGTATTGGCACTTACAAAACTAATAAGTGATATATTTACTGACCAGTTAATATCTAATCACAGTAAGTTAATAAAAGAAAAATATTTGTTACGAGAGTACATACGTATCTCGGAAGAGATACATAAAATATCATATACTGAAGACGTAGCTGATGTAGCAGAATATGCTGAATCGTCATTATTCCAGCTCTCAGACTTTACACATCTTAAAGAGCCAAGAAAAATAGATAAATGTATAGACGATCTTTTGGCTGATGTAGAAAAGATTTATAAAAAAGAAATATCCCTTGTGGGTGTACCTTCTGGTTTTACATCAATTGATAGGATTACAGGTGGATGGCAGCCAGGGAATCTTATCATAATAGCTGGACGACCATCAATGGGAAAGACAGCACTTGCTCTTACACTTGCTACTAATCCATCGAAGATAGGATATCCTGTCTGTCTTTTTTCTCTTGAGATGTCTGATAGTGAAATAGCAACAAGACTATTATCTGGAGTAAGTGGATATACAAATATTGAGATACGTAACGCTAATCTTAATTTTGATAAGCTTGTTTCTGTAAGTAATGAGGTAACGAGCTTACCTATTTATGTAGACGATACACCTGCACTGGGATTAATCGAGTTAAGAAGCAAAGTTAAGAAGCTTATCATTAAACATGGAATAAAGATGATCATAATAGATTACCTTCAATTAATGAAAGCAGAAGCTGGAAATAGAGAAGGAGAGGTTAGTGCTATATCGAGAGGACTGAAAGCTATATCAAAAGAGTTTGGTATTCCAGTGATAGCACTTTCACAGCTTAATAGAAGTGTTGAAGATAGAGCAGATAAAAGACCAAGATTGTCTGACCTGAGAGAGTCTGGAGCAATAGAACAAGATGCAGATATAGTTTGCTTCGTTTATAGACCAGCATACTATGGTATGACGACTGTAAAATTAGATAAAGAGGAAATATCTTCTGAGGGACTGATGATCATAGATTGTGCTAAGGATCGAAACGGAGCGTTATTCTCGAAAGGACTTTATCATAACATAAGCCTTACCGTAATAGATGAACATAAAAAAGAGCCATCAGGCACATTAACACCATTTTAATTATTAACTTTAAAAAGCAAGCATCATGGAAAAATTAATCGAATCACAGAACAAAAGTATTAAAAAACATCTTTTAAGTGGAAGAACATTAACACCATTGGGAGCACTTAATGCATATCGGTGCTTCAGACTATCCGCAAGGATATATGATCTTAAAAAGCAAGGTCTAAATATTGAAAAGGAAATGGTTGAGGTTTACTATCCAAGTACACTTAATGGCTACAAAAGGGTAGCAAGATACAGATTAGTGAAATGAACTATATCTGTCAATGGCGACTTCGAAAAAAAAGAGGCAAAGCACTGAAGCGTCTGGAAAGAATAAAAGCCTTTAATGATATGATTAACAGACTTGGAGGACATAGAGGAGGTAAGACATTTATGGTCGATACGTCTCAACTTAAATCTGAGCCTCCACATCTTATCGTAACTGAAAGGTATAGCCTATTGAAATTATCGTACGCTTATTGTGTAGCAAATATCTGTTCTTATCACAGAAGGAAATTTGAGATTGTCTTTAACGATAATACACTAACATATGTTATCTACTGATGGAGATCGGTGACTGGGGAAAAGCAAAGTTTGTAGCAGAAAAAGATGACTGGAAAGCACCTACGGAATGCTATGGATTTATTAAAGCAATAACAGATACTGTCATAACATTTGAAGATCATAACGAAAAGAGTTATCAAATAAAAAAAGAGAATTTCAATTTCGAGAAAGGTATATTTAAGAATCTTAATGAATAAGCTATGAAAACACTACAAGAGAAGAAGATAGAGAAACTGGAAGAGAGAATTGCAAACTTAAAAAAGGAGTTGTTTTTGCAGGCAATTATAAGACACTGTGATTCTCCAATTGTACCGTCAATGTTTGAAATGGTATTTGAATTAACTGAAAAAGATAAAATATTCAAATCCGAACTCTCAGCCCTCGACAAAGAGATAGAGCAGGGGGAAGCGTTTGATAAAGGACTTCGTGATGGATTAATTGATAATATGGATGAAATCAATAAAAGAATAGCCATCGAATTTACTAAACCTACCACACAGCGAAAGAGTGCAGACAGTCAATCAGAAATTGCAAAATTAGTATGGAGTAAATTAAAATATACTCAATGCCACGTTGATGGACTTGCAACTTCAATAATTGAAATTAAAGAAGTATGGGAGTTAATATCTAAAATAGAATCAATCATAAAAGTCAAACAAGATACTATTGATTTGAATGTGAAAACTAATATGGATTTAGTTAAGACAATTCAGAAGATGATTAGTAAAGATAAACAGAAATTGGATAAGGCTCTTGAATGGTATGCGAATGAAACTAATCGTGAAGTAATTGAATTTGATGATTATGATTTGCACGTCTGTAAAGTAGCAGAGCGATACGCCTCCCAGAGTGGCTATCCTAAAGAGTTTGTGGAGTGGCTTTATATAAGAAATCATCAGTTTGTATTTCAAGGGAAAAGAGGTTGGTTAAATCTTGATAGTAATAAAATTGTTCAATTAGATTTTATACACACCTATTGGCTAACAAACATTAAAGATAAATAGAGATGAAAAGAATAGAATTTTTAAAAAACATTTTTAGTGCTATTGTTGTAACGGTAATCCCGAAGAAGCTACATCCAATTAAAGATGGAGAATATTATTTTAATGATATATTTGAAATTCATAAAGGCAATGATAGACTTGTTTATCCTAAAAAAGATTCAGAGCTTTATAAACAAATAAAGGAACTCATTGGAAAAGACCGAATATTAGAAGGCAAGTATTTCATAGCATATTTGGGATATCATTACAATATTCTTCCATTAAAAGAGAAATACACTATTGAGGATTTTAAACCCTTTATTCTATCTACACAATCATATTATCATAAACGTGAGAATTTTTCTGAATATGATAAAGAAGTATTTTTTAAACTCTTTAAGGAAACTCCCGACACAATGCACTTCGATGTATTTCTTGGAGACACAGAAGGACAGTATCACAATATTTGAAGTTATTGAAGATTAATTAGAGGTTTGGAAAGACAACATTAAAGATAAATAGCTATGGGATTTAGATGTCCTAATTGTAAAAAAGACTTTGGGATGGATGAGTATAAACTCAAAGAACATTTTGAATTTGAAAGTGGAGAATGTGCCGCTATTGCAGATGCTACCGTAACAGCAATTGATATAATTGTAGGAACTAAAAAACCTAAAAACAAAAGGTCTGAAATTAAACATAAGCCAATGTATTCTCATGTTGACGAAAACCATACGTTTAGAAAGGTAAATGCAGTAACAAACAGCGATGGATTTGATTCCGTTGAGTGTATTAGGTGTGGGCTTAAAGGGAAAAGGCAATTTAGTAGATATGTCTTTGACCGAAGAATATCAAATAAAAAAATAGAGCAATGTACTCCGCCTAAAGCAAAGTTTAAACATTAAAGATGAATGATATGAAAACACTATTTTATTTTATCGTGACCTTAGTTGGCTTTATTGCAACTATTACGGGAACCATTAAATTATGCTCTTTGGGGCTTAATGTTGAGAATGTGGTACAGACATTTTCCATAACCTTTATTGGTATGGCATTGTTTGTATTTTTTGGATATGCCTTTAAGGAACATTACAAGGATTTGCTATAGGTGAAATGACAAACTTAATCGCTAAATAATAAACTATAATCATGAGACATCTAAGATATAATTATATAGAAGCTGTACTTGGGTGTAATGAAAACAGACACGCTCAAGTAGTTATGAAAGAATTAGGAATCACTTATCAACATTCAACTCCTCAATCTATGGGTGATCAATGGTGGTTTTGGAATTGTGAGAATATCCCTGATCTATTACCTAGCTATCTTACTATTCTAGATGTAAATCCAATGGAGTGTATCGGCTGGGGCTTAGATAAAAAAACAGCCGAGTTAATTTTGGAGACAAAGCAGAGATAGAGCGGTAAGAGCTATCATACGAGAGATAAATAAAAAGGACTAATGGAACAAGATATTGCTGTAAAGACAATGATGCTTACTGTAAAGCATGAAGATCAAATACCTGAAGAGTATCAAGGATTCATACAGAAATACCTATCCCTTATGTGGGTAGTTGGATTCGACTCTGGAAGAAACTGGGTGTATCAGAGATATAGCAAAAAGAAAACGCCTATCATAGTGAGAGATTTATATGGAAACAGAATAGCTCAGTATGAAAGCGTAGCCGAAGCATCCAGAGAGATGAAGATATGTACAGACACTATCTTTAATGCTCTCAAAACTCATAAAAAAACCAAGCAAGATCACTACTTTGAAAAAATAGTATTGTAAGTGCTTATGAATTAAGCAGATAAGTAAAATATAGGTAATATATTACCATATCTCAATTATTAAGTTTAATTTTACAGAAGCAAAAATGTACATAATTCTGTAAAAGAACAGGAAAGAATGCCATTTCAGAAGGGAAAGCCAAAAACAGGTGGTCGCAAGCCAGGTAGAGTAAATAAGGCTACAAGAGACATAAAAGAAGCATATCGCCAGCTTATTGAGGATAATCTCGATAATCTCAAAACTTGGCTGGAAAAAATAGCTGAGGATAATCCAGAGAGGGCGATCAGAATACTTTCAGAGCTATCCGAGTATGTTATACCGAAGCTTGCCAGAACGGACCATACAAGTGGTGATAAACCGCTTAATCCGACTTTCAATATAACAGTTGATGATAGCGATACCGTTAAGACGTTGGAAGCACTACGTAATGGAAATAAAACTGACTAATGTCTTCAGGCGTACTGGAGATGCATTAATAAAAGCACTAAATGGAACTGGACCAAGATTAATAATAAACGAGGGAGGGCAAGGGTCCAGTAAAACGTATAGTATCTTACAAGCCATATATAACAGTTTAAAAAATAGCGAACCAATGAAAACAACCTTTTGCAGCTATGCTCTTCCACATCTCAAGCAAGGGGTTCTTTCAGACTTCGATAACATACTTACCTCATTTGGAGAGAATCTTGGAGAGATAAAGTCATCACCAAGCCAGCCAAACTATTATATAGGTAAATCAAATATCAACTGTTATGGAGTGGAAGGGAATCTTGCTCTTGCACATGGTCCAAGACGTAAGATACTTTTTATCAATGAAGCTAATAGGAAGATTACCTATGAAGTCTTTGACCAGCTTTTTACAAGAAGTGAAATAACGCTTGTAGACTATAATCCGGACCAGGAGTTCTGGCTTCATGATAAGGTAATGCCAAATATTCCGCATACGCTCATCCGATCTAATTTTATGGACAATCCATATCTATCTACTAATGAGCTCAATAATATATTACTGAAAAAAGATAAGCCAGA